GCTTGCAGAGACTCTGCCAGTTGGTCTGATCCCAGAAGAGAACCATGTCGCCCCGGTGAGCAATGATGTGGTCGACCACCCGCGCCGCAGCCGTGCGGCCGTTCCGCTCACAGAAGACGCAGAGTGGGTTGTCATTGAGGTACTGCTCACGCGCCTTCTGCCATCGGTAGTCGTAGCCACGTTGGGAGCTGGTCATTCCGCTACGCCAACTGCCGGACGTCACCACCTTGACCCTTGAGCCTGTACTCTCCTTGATGCGAGAGCCAAGTGTCTTGAGCCTGGCCATCAGCCGTCGACCTTCCGTTCCGCCCATCGCCGGCCAAGCTGCCGAGCCTGCTCGACACCCAGTACTCCGACAAAGCCAGCGGTGGCAAACGACCAGGCAATGCTCAACCCGAACTCTTTCACGGTCAGGCCAACTACCATCACGATCAACGCGCCAAGCGTGGCCTCAATCAGCTGTCGGACTGGGCGGGTCTCCTTGCCGTCGTACTGAATGCGTAACCAGGTCAGGGCGAATGTCAGGCCCATTGCAAGGCCGTTCTCTCTCAGGGCTGTAAGTACCAGCACCCAGAAGGATGGGTCTTTATCTGGCGGCATATGGGCCATCTCGATTCCTCCCTTTGCGGGGGAGTGGAAATGAAAAAGCCCGCTTCATCAGCGGGCTCAGTGATTCAGTCTAGAAGTTGGTAGGCGCCCAGGTGCCAGGCGTGCCTGCCGCGGTACACGTCAGTTCACGGACAGAACCTGCTACCCCAGTAGGAGAGACGTTCTTGATGCGGTCTCCCCGCTTGTATGTACCAACTGTCGGAGCAACACCAGCCCCCCAGAAATCCGCAGGCTCCCAGCTGTTTTCGCTGGACAGGTTGCGCGAAGTACCTACCGATGCATACGGGGTAGTTACTCCAGCTCCCACAATGTTGCCATGAATACGGTTCAGTGCACCCGCTGCGTACAAGCCTCGGCTAGTACCGGAAACTTCTGACACAGTATTCTCTACCAACACAATTTCTTGTGCAGGTGCGGTGTTGGCAAAGATACCGTAGTTCACTGTGTTTTTAGTTACGCAACGGGAGACCCGCACCTTGCCGGTACAAGAGGAGATATTGATACCCTCACCGCCACAAGCCTCGACATTTGCGGTGATGTTGACGTCAGTGCAGCCCGTAACGTGTACACCAATACGGCCGCAGTTCTTGATTCTCGCCTGGGCGATGGTCAAGTCCTGAATGCTGATGCATGAAATTCCGTACTCGTCACTCTTGTCGGTGTAGACGGCTTTTACTGAGCAAACCTCAATGTTGCGAAGACGCACAACACCAGTGAGATTAACACCGACGTTTGCCTGGTTATCTTGGCCTTTCGAGTTGGTACAGTGCACGGACTCGATAGTCGCCATAGGAACTGACTCGGCCGGGGTAGAACCAGTCACTTCGATCACTGGAATATTGCAATCGATAGTCCGGATTTGCCCAACAGATACGGTACAACGAACTGGCCCAGTAGACGAGGGTGAAATATTGATGCCGCCTACGCAGTTTTCGAAACGCCCCTTGAGCGCAGTGAACTCCTTCAGCGAGGACTTGCCACGCAAAGGGATGCTGTAGCAATCAATTGCACGGATATCCTCAACGAAAAGGTTCTCTCCGTTACCGTAAACATCGATGCAGCCGATGCCATTCAGCGCAGTTCCCCAACTACCGTCGTAGCCCGGCCCACCGCGCCCCATGCGGCGCAGGTTTGTTCTACCGGTCAAGGTAATGGAACACTGGCCGGATGTGAGTGGATCTCGCCCGACATAGGTGCCAAGGATCGCAGTTACCGAATACTTACCCGTGCTGATTGGCTTTTCGAAGTCGGCCCAAAAGTTATGGCAGCTCAGTTGCACATAGTCAGCACACAAAATGTAATTCGGCGAATAGCCCAGCGCAGTTTGCGTGTTGGGGTCATCGCGGCCGATACCGTAGCGTGTGGCGTGGAAAAAGCAATCAACGACTGAAACCAAGGTATTGAACTGGCGAGCCAAGTCAGTACCTCGTAGGCAGAGGTAGCCGGAAGTACCGTTACGGAAAGTGCCGCCCGAAATCTTTAGCTTGGTGTCATTTTGCGGGTCTAAGGACTTAGGCATGCATTTTACAAAGAAACCTGTAGGTTCCTTCTTGATCATGGAGGCTTCGTTGCCATCGTAGGTCCATTGCCCTAAGAACTCGACATTCAGGCCTGGAGCACCCAATTCAAATACTGCAGCGCCGTTCGACCAATAGGACGTACCCTCGCCATCGAAGTTAGCCAGTCGCTGGATGACCGTGCCTACTTGGAAGTGAATGCGACAGTTGGACAGTATCTGCACAGAGCTGATGATGTATGTCTGGTTTCCAGTGAATTCAATTTCACCGCCGATACGCACAGCCTCGGCTACGGCGGGGGTCCAGTTCCAGGTACTCGGGTCAGCGATATTCGGCTTAGATGTGACGAGGTGGGCATAATCCCAAATATTAATCGCATTGCTCATGGTATGTCCTCATAGTAGCCAAGCCGAGCCCCTGCCCAGTTTGACGAATTAGAAAAGGTAATGGCGAGGTTAATTATCAATGACAATAAGCATTGATGAGTTTCGAACTACAGGATCAGACAGTCTGAGTGCCACTATGCTGCTCAGGTGCTGGCTACTTCGCGGTAGGTCACAGGCTGTAAAAGTTATTTGCCCGGACTTATCGGATAAACATCCAGCATATCTGCCTGGAACATAGGATTTGAGAGTTTGAGTTATTTTGGGGAAGTAACAGGTAAGAGATATTGCTCAGAACAATGATTTTTGGGCTTGTCAAAGTTGGTCGGTAGCAAGCGGATTACAGAAACGAAAAAGCCCAGCTCAATGGCCGGGCTTTTTAGTGCCACTCCTCAGCAACGCGCAGGAATGACAGGATGGATAAATAATCGGCCACGCGGCCATTTGCTGTCAAGCGGCATTTTCCATCGACAGGCCTTCGTGGTTCAGAATGCCTCTCGCCGCCCCCAGGGCCTCTTGGGCCATCTGCTCCAGCACGTCTTCGATGCCCTTCCTCCATCGGCGACGAGTTCGCTCAGGTCGAGCATCCGGGTCCCATCGGTTGATGTCATAGAACTGAGCCGGCAAGACGATCATATCGCTCGACCGCTTTCCGTCGGTACCCTTCATCTTCGGGATCGCCCAGGCTGTCACGGCGCTGGTGATGAACAGCTTCGGAGCATGGGAGGCAACCATGGGGATCAGGCGGCTGATCGACTGAACCTTTCGCCCCTTGTGCGTGCTGAACCTCGCCACCAGGACATCCCAGTGCCGCGGCTTCAGCTGGCTGTGCAGCCTGGCGAAAACCCAGCAGTCAGCATCCATACGGCTGATTTCGCCGCGCTCTACCGACCTACTCAAGGTTGCCATGTCGTGGCCGTCTTCGCTGCCTGGCTCGTATAGCTTCTGCCAGGCCTGCTTGCTGGTGTTGTCGATCGCTTCTGAAGCCAGGGCCGAGACGACCGCCGCGAGTACGCTGCTGTAAATCATGTCCTTCCCCCCTCAATCCCCGGTGTAGTTGCTGCCCCCGGCGCCGAGCCGGTTGCCTTCCTGATAATGCGCACCCGGGCCAGTGGCCCGAGGCTTCTTCAACTGCTCAATCTGCCGCAGCGCTGCCTGAAGCCTCATGCTGAGCTGGGTCACCAGTTCATCCAGGGCCAAGGCCTCGCCGGTTGCAGCCACTATCCAGCCCGAGGCGTTGCAGTGGTCGCATGGCAGTTCGTGAAACAAACCCTGAGTGACCGCTCTCCCACGGCATACAGGGCACTTTTCCAGCTCAATCACGGCTCTCTTGAAGGCTGGGCCGTGCTTCTTGTTCAACCTCGGCGCCCTCCGCTCAGCAAGGCTCGCGAATACCCAAGAAAGGACAGCCCGACAATCAGCATCGCCAGTGCATCAATCAGCCCGGTCAAGCTCAAACCGGATTTCATCCACACAGCCAAGGCAATCAGGATCATGGCGCAGGCCCAAACGCTGAGCCTGGGCACAGAATGGCTCTTCTGCTTCATTTCGAATCCTCGCTTATGGTGGATACCGGAAGTCCGTCGTACCCCGCGCGCTCTGCGGCCTTGCAGAGAATCCATGAATCCGTTGATCTATCACCGGTCAAGCCGTGAACCGAGGCGAAACCCTTCTGATCAAGGTGGGCGTGCCACTTCTCCAGCGCCTCACGCTTGCGAGCCATGACGTCGGACTGGATGTACACCTTCACGTTGTGGCCCATGGCATGGTTGATCAGCAGCTCACCCACCAGGTGGTCAACACCCAGGTCAGCCCAACCGGTGCGGGCCAGCTTGCGCAGGTCGTGGCTGGTCCATTCGCCCTGCCCCATAACGGTGAACACTGCTGATGCCTTGGCCTCGCTCATGGGCTTGCCCTGCCGTCCCGGGAACAGGAACTCGCCGTCGTAGCCCTCGTTACGCTGGATCTCGCGGTAGGCCATCAGCAGGAAACGCACCTGGTCGGTCAGTGGCAGTCGGTGCTGCACGCTGGTCTTGGTGTGCTCAGCAGGAATGAACCATTCTCGCTCCGCCAGGCTGATGTGGTTCCAGCGGGCCAGACGGGTTTCGCCCAGGCGGGTGCCGTGGCACAGCATCATCAGGGCCAGCACGCCATGCTGCGGCCGGTTGGCCAGCGTGCTCTTCATGCGGGCCATCAGGTCGTCGAGGTGCACACCACGCAGGCGCGATGGCTTGACCGTGACCTTGGCCTTGGAGAAGTCACCAAAGCGGATGCCGCCCATGGGGTTGGAGCTGATTAGGCCTAACTTGAAGGCCTGACGGAACGACAGAGCCAGAAGCTGGAACACCAGTCGCACATAGTCGATCGACAGCGACTCTTGCAGCGGCCACATCAGCTCGCGGTCGAGCAGCGCCTTGTCGATCTGGGCCAGCGAGATCTGGCCGAGGCGCGGCACCAGATGCTGCTTGATCGCCGACGCCGCCGTGCTCTTGCGCTTGGTCGACAGGTTGCGGTCGCGGGACATGCGCTCAGCGAACCAGGCCAACAGCTCACCGGTGAGCACCCAGCTCGACAGGCTCGATCCTTCGCCGGCTTCCAGGCGCAGGCGGATGTCGGGCAGCGCAGCGGCCACCTTGGCAGCGCTCAGCTCAGGGTATGAGCCGATCAGGTTCCACTTGCCCTTGTGGATCAGGTACCACGACCCGCGCTCGCGGGAGCGGTGAAAGCGGAAATACAGGCCGTGGTTGCCCAGAGCGCGCAGGTCGCGCACCTGACCGGCGGCCTGCCGGCGAATCTCTGCATCGCTGATTTTCACAGCGGCGGTATTGGTCATGCTGCAACCTCTGTTTTCGGCAGCAGCAGGTAGGCCCGCAGCTGCTCCATGGCGTCGAAGTGCCCTCGGCACACGATGGCGAGATAGCCCTGATCATTCAGGCGCCGGATACACGCCTGTTGACTGGGCGAGACGGGCGCCGGGTCGACCGTCGCCTTGAATTCGATGTACATGCCGAAGTAGCCGCCCCGGGCCATCGGCAGCACCAGATCAGGGATGCCGGCCTTCACGCCCTGGTCCTTCAGCTTTTCAGCAACCTTCTTGTGCCTGTGGCCGCCATTCGGTACGTGGTAGATCAGCTCGAATACGTCCGGGTAGCGAAGAGCGATTTCTTCCATCAACGCGGCCTGCTCTGGGCCTTCCCGGTCTACGGGCTTTGCCCGAGGCTTCTTGGCCCGTACAGGCTTCATGATCGCCGGCTTCACTGTTCCGCCCTCCCCAGCTGGGATTGGATCTTCGCTAGGGTTCCAGAGGAGACAAACGCCCGGCCCCCCAGCATGATCATCGTGTCGCAGGGGACCTCCTTGGCACGCAGACGGAAACGAAGGGCCGGAGCGTTCTTCCAGTGGCACCACTTCCGCTCTGTCTGCCAGCGAACGGTTTTCGTCTTGGGCAGGTGCTCGCTGACATAGATCGGGATGCCGCTGAACATCATGGCTGGACTGATCATGCGGCCACCTTCCCTTCGCTCACGAGGATGTCGAGCGTTCGCACCACGCCTTCCAGGTGCATCAACCGCAGCTCTTCGTGGCTGAGCGTGGTCTTGCTGCGCGAATCGACAGCGTCATGGCAGGCGCTGCAAGACCAGGCGCCCTGCAGGTCGTTCGGCTTGATGCCAACGCCGCAGGTGCCGGCCAGGCGGTAGTGCGCCAGAACGGTGGTTTCCGGGTTGCCGTTACAGACACCCGGTATGCGCACCTGGCACTCACGCCCGCGCGCGGCCTTGGTCAGCTTGGTTTGCCGCATGGTCAGATCTCCTTCTCGCCGCGGTGTGACTCCCACTCGAAAGGCACGATCACCCCGCCGCCCTCGCGCAGGCGGTCGTAGCACCGCTCGCCCATGGCGTGGCGCAGCTGGTCTCGGTCGAGGTTAGAAATCACCACCGTGGGGCGCATCTGCTCGTAGCGCCCGTTGATGATCGAAAACAGGGTGGTCAGCTCGAATTCGCTCGGCTGCTCCTTGCTGACCCCGACCTCGTCCAGCACCAGCAGCGACGGCTCGATCAGGCTGGACAGGATGTCGGCCTCGGACTGCTCGCTGTGGCGGTCGTAGGTCGCCCGGATGGACTGCAGGACGGCGCCCACCGTCCGGTAGACGGCGGTCGCCGAGGTGTTGCGCATCAGTTCGTTGGCCATGCCGGCACCCAGATGGGTCTTGCCGGTGCCGACCTGGCCAAGCAGCATCAGGCAACGCCCGGTACGCTCGATCTCCTCGAACGCGGCCACGTAGCGCGTGCAGTAGGCCAGGGCTTTGCGCTGCCCTTCGTGCTCAACGCGATAGTTGGCCAGGGTGCGGTCGGCGAAGCGCTTCGGGATCAGCGCCGAACCTAGCTTGCGGGTCATGGCCTCGCGCTTCAGGCGGGTTTCCTCGGCCTGCTGCTTCGCCTCTCGCTCGGCAATGGCGGCCTTCTCGCACTCAGGGCAGCGGCCAACGATTTCGCGGCCCATGAGCATGGTCACGCGCTGCTCGAAGTCTCCGTGATGCTCGCAGTGCGCTGGCTGGACGCGGAAGCCAGCGGCGTTTCGCACGTCGGACATGGTGATCACCGATTCAGATCGCATAGGTACCGTCCTCGCGCTCGGTCAGGCCGCCGGTGTAGTCGCGGTCACTGAAACCGTGGTGGCGGCTGTTGGGGTTCGCTTTGGCAGGCATCTGGGTGCCAATGCGCTTGATGACCCAATCCACCTCGAAGCCGCGCCAGCCGTTCTCGACGGCGACCTCCAGGGCTTGTGCGGGCTGGATGCCGAATGCCTTGCACTGCTCCAGCTTGGTGTTCAGGGCGGACCAGATACGGGCAGTCACCGGGGCTTTGGCTGCCTTGCGGACAACCAGATAGTCAGCGATCAGCGACTCATCAAGCCCGTGGGGGTTGTCAGCCAGCATGGCGGCCTTCCCGAATGGGGCCTTTCGATCAGTTTTCGCCGGCGGCTCGTCCGCTTCGTTGGGGGGGCATGTATTTTCTTCCGAAGGAAGAAATACATAGGGGGTTAGATTCTTAGAATAAAGAAGGGAGTCGGCAGTTTTGGTCTGTTTCGACTCTTCACCGATTCGGACCACTTGAGCCGAGTCGGTTGTTTTGGTCTGTTTCGGCTCAGTGACGTAGGCCCAGTCTTTCGGGTCATTCACGCCGATATCACCCCGTGCCCCGCCCTCGCGGAACAAGACGCGACGGCGCAGCAGACTGGAAATCGCTTTCGACACGGTGTCAGGGTGAGCGTGGATAGCTTTCGCAATGTCGGTGGCCGGGATGCGCTGGGCACCAGCCCCAAAGTTGATGGTGGCCTTGGCCACGTACAGCACAATCTTCATCTCCCGAGCGGAGAGATCGATAGCCAGCAGGCCATCCATGAGCTGGTTGTCCATCCGGGTGAACCCCCTGGACTTGTCAAGTGGGACGATGTTTGTCATGCTTCATCTCGATCTAAAGCTG